CATCAGGCAATCACAGAATTGTTTGTGGAACAAAAGCTGTTGTATGGATACAACATAATCAAAAGTAAGGACCAAGTATATACTGCCTAATCTGACAAAATGGTTGTGGTATGGTGTGGTACCTGTATAATGGTTTGTATTAATTGATTAGGAGATATTATGTTGAAATTTGAGAATGTAGCAACAGTTGGTGATATTATCAGAGCGTATGATTTTAAACCAATGGCCGGTAGAGATGATTGCTTCATCGAAGGTGTGGTGATTGATGCCAACTCTAATGAGTCCGGTTTTAGTTCATACAAAATAAAAGTTACAGTTGATAAGTTTAAGAAATACGAAACCAAAGTTAATGCTAGAAACCGTGTTGAGCAGATTGCTTTTGTTCCACACCAAACCAGTTTTATGGAATTTGATTTTCGTGTAATTAATTTAAGTAAGGTATAATATGGAATATCGTTTAAAAGAAATAGCAATGTGCCAAGCATTAGAGAATTATCAGGCACCAGCCAATTTTCGTTCTACTTATAAGGCAGTACCAATTGCTTTATATGAAGAAATGAAAAGGTTTATTGATTTTACCAAGTATTATGTTTGCTTTCGTGGTCCCCGTTTTAATGGTAGTTATTCTACCCGTAAATGTAATGCGTATGCTTTTGATGTATATCAGCGTAGCGACCGTGATACTAGGGAAATTCGTATTGAGCGTGATGCCTTTAAGCGTGGTGTCCGTTGGGCAAATAACAGGAGCCATTAATGAGTAAATCTATTTTTGTTGTAAAATCTGGCGTATTGGTTGATTTTGTTGGTTGGGAATATATGAATATCAGAGCTTTTACCAATCGTGATGATGCTGAAGCATGGGTTGAAGCATATATCGAACAGGACAAAAGCTTTAATGAAGATAGAGATTCTCTTGATATTGATGAGGTAACATTATATGAGTAATGTATATAAAGATTTAGATATTGGTTTGCAAGAGTATGTTGCTCATTTGCAGGCAGATTATGATAGTAGAGGTGGTAATCAGTTCATAGAGTTTACTTATGAGATTGGTCGTAAATATGCTCATGTAATTATGAAGCATGTCGGTCAGTTTAGTGCTGGTCAGCGTTCTTCACATTCTTGGATCATGTTGAATGATGATAAACAATTTAAGTTAGGTGAAATTCTAAAGTCAGCAAGTTGGAAAGCACCTGCTCGTAACTTTGGTCGTGGTAATGTATTAACTGGTGAATTTAAACATATTAGGTGGGCGGGTGTATGAGTAAAATGATTGATAGATTAATTGCAGAATTAGTTGATAAAGATATGCTCGATGTTAAAAAGATGAAAAAATCTGAATTGTTAGAATTAACCAAAGAATTGATGAAAGACAATATGCGTGAATTACATGATGATACTATTGTGGAAATTTATAAACAACAGTTTGAAACACATTTAGCGAGATAATAATTATGGGAACTAGGTCACTCACATTCGTATATGAAAAATACGGTCAAGTACAAAAACCAGTAGTTAATATGTACCGCCAGTTTGATGGTTATCCAACAGGTCATGGTGCAGAGTTGGCAGAGTTTTTGAATGGCGGTCGTTTAGTGAATGGATTAATTCATACAGAAACGGCAGAAGAAATGGTTTATAATGGCATGGGTTGTTTAGCCGCATCAATGGTTGCTCACTTTAAGCAAACACCTGGTGGCTTTTATATTTACCCTACTGATACTACCGATTGTGGTCAAGATTATGAATATCATGTTTATGATAAAGATGGATTATATGTTGAAGTATATGATTGTGGATGTAATATGTTTGGTGTTACTATGAGTGATAAACATAAAATGTTATTCGGTGGTTATTTAAAAGATTTCACAGAATTTTGTAAAGAAAAGGAAGTTGCATGAGTTATTTTGATGGCATGAGTGTAGATGATTTACAATCATATTATTCTGATTTTCATAAGGACTATTTTGGTTATCGTCCTCGCTCATCAACACCAGAGCAATGGGTCGACCGTGATTGGTTGATTGAGCAAATTAGTGCCATTCATAATGCTATGGATGAAATGAAAAAGACCTATGGTGGTCGTGAACAGTTGCGTGCTGAAGGTTGGCAAATTCATGAAGAGGATTATCTATGAGTTATGATTCAGATTTTGAAAGAGTTTACATGGTTGAATTTCAATCGGGTAGAGTTATTCATATTGGACAATATACGGTTCAAGATGTATTGGAATATTGTGCCGATGAGCATGAGAGTGAAGTTATCAAATCAATCTATGAAGAAGTTTACACTGGTGAAAGATACTAATGGGTATTAGTGCGTATAAAGAAGTATATTGTAATTTTGCAGAGGCAGTATTGTAGCCATTGGTATAGGGAAGAATAATGACCGCATATGAAATTGCAGATGAATTGGATATTCAATATGGTAATCCATTAGGACCAAAGAATTATGATATTATCAAGGAAGCAATTGCTGTGTTGAGATTGCAGGCAGAAGAAATCGAAGCAATGCGTAGTGATATTGCCGAGTTGGTTATAGCAAGAATGGAACAAATGTAAATGATAGATTGGTCACATGTAATCGCTCGCCTTATCTCTGCCATAGGATCATGGATAGACTCCAGCAATCTCCGCAACAGAGTATATAAGATGTCCGAAGAAGCAGAGATTATGATGACCGCACTAGAGGATATTGCCAGAATGGATAAAGGTAATAAAATAGGTGATTATGCTCAGAAGGCAATAGACACCGTAAAGGGATTAAAGTAATATTTACTAAAATAAAATAACAGAATGAAAAACTTAAATAAATTGTTGTTGGTAGGAACAGTCGCATTATCTTTTAATGCTCATGCACTAGATGCAAATGATATGGTTGAAATTAACAATGCAATAGCGAATGAAACCAATCGTGCTATAAGGGCAGAGAATGAAGCATATGCTCGAGCAGAAAATGCAGATGGTATGGCAAACTATAGAGAGTCATTAATCATTCAAGACCTAACAAATGAAACCAATCGTGCTACAACAGCTGAGGCATTAAATAGCCAAGCAATCTCAAATGAAACCAATCGTGCTATGATAGCCGAAGCATCAAATAGACAAGCCATAACAAATGAAACCAATCGTGCTACGGCAGCTGAAGCACTATTGCGCCAAGAAACCCGGCAAGTAGGTGCTATGTCAATGGCAGCAGCTGCAGCCGCTGGTGCTGGTGGTAGCATGGTGACTGAAGCCAAGCCAACTAGCGTGAGTGTGGCCGTGGGTACTTACTCTAGCTACGGTGCATTGGCACTTGGTGTAACTCATCGTGTTCGTGAGAATATTAGAATGTATGGCACCGTTTCAGGAGGCACCTCTGGAAAAACTGGTGTAGGTGTTGGAGCAGCGTTTAGTTTTTAATTATTAAATTAAGTTTTTGGGCGGTTAGCTCAGTTGGTGAGAGCAGTCGGCTCATAACCGTCAGGTCGTTGGATCGTGCCCAACACCGCCCACCAGTATTAGATTGAGAAAGGTAAAATAATGGCAATTAGGTATTCTACAAATTGGATGGGACCTGTTAATACACAATGGTACAAAGACCGTGGATTAACCAAAAGAGTATCACGGACACTAACAGAAGATAATCCATTAACTGGCAGAAAAGCTGGATATACATTTGAGTATGATGAGATTATCACCGAGTATGCATGTGGTCGTATTGATTGTCGTGGTGAAGGATTAGGACAATTTGGTGATGAATTATATTTGGCGCCAATGCTTGCTGAAGATTGGGGTAGATTTACTAAATGGTTGAATACCTTTGAAACTGATGCAATGTGGTATATAAAAGATATTATTGAATTGTATGAAAGAGAAAATCCAAAAATTACTTGGGCTGAAGGATATGAATAATGAGTATATCGGCATATAAAGAAGTTACAGAATGGGATAATTCGGAGTTTGTGGTGCCGAATCATACTTACCTATTTGATGGTAAGTCCAATATATTGGCATATGCCAAGGCGAGCAATGATGAGTTGGTGATAATGAATAAACCAATGAAGATTGATACCCGTAGGCGTAAGTTTGAGAAGGTCGGACACAAGGCCTTGGAAGCGTTTGGTAAGACCTTGGAGAGCGTGCAGGAGGCGCCCCAAGGCATCGCTGTGCAGTCCGACAGCGGTAAGACTTACTATATTACGGAAAGTAATGGAAATTATCGGTGTAATTGCGTGGGGTTTGGTTTTCGTGGAAAGTGTAAGCATAGTGAGCAGATTATGAAGGCACAAGAGAAATGATGAACATTTACATTGGTAAATATTGGGTGCCATTCCCATCCTCTGAATATGGTGGTACTTGGAGTGTGATTGCTGAGAATGAGGCACAATGCGTGGAACTACTTAAAGGTGGTGCTTGGGATGACCGATACGAAGATAAGATTGCTGGTGCAGTCGCTGATTCCAAGCGTTTTGGTTTGACTGGTGACCCAGCACCGATGGTCTTGGACACCTTCTATACCTGATGGTGTTGTACCAAAACAACAGTCATGAAATATTTCTTGACATACCATGTGGTACCTGTATAATGGTTGTTCAATTTGCGAGGAAACTATGAAATTACCGTATAAAGATATATTTGTTGGTGAAGTTGATGAGTTTATCATTAATCCATTTTCAGGCGAAGGCATTATGCTGACACCTGAAGAAGTTGCTGTGTATGATACATTAAAAGGTTGTGAGTTGTTTGGTGATTATGATGGTGTAAGAAAAGGCATCAATTGGTTTATTAATAATAATGCCGAAGCATACATGGTGTTGTTAGATTAAGAAATGGTTGTAATAGGGTAATGCTATCCTTCTGGCACCATGAGACCAGTAAAACTCGCAGTCTTAATGGAGGAATATCCGGTGAAAGACTTTAAACTTACACAAACAGCACCTGAATGTTTTGTTAGTTTTGAACTACGCCAATAAAAACTAACATTTATTTTTTGAAAGATTATATGAGAAATTATTTGGTTGAATTTATTAATGATTCTGTGCATATGCATTACGAAGAAGTAGATGCAGTATCGTCACAAGAAGCAGTTAATAGTATTAAAATTGGTTGGCCAGAAGCTCGCATTTATAATGTGTGGATGGAAGTTGGTGAAAATGATATTTGGAAAGATGAAAAATGAATAAAAATGCAAAGCAGTTTATCGTAGCAGCTGAATCAATCTTTGGTTCTGAACCAATTTTGAATCGTGATGATATTACCAGAGTTGTGAATGAATCTGGTGCACCATATCCATATTGGCTGGTCACTAAAGCAGAATATCGCCATGACCGTGGTTTGTATGCTGTACCAAAATCTGGTGAAAAGATTGTAAAGTTAAAAGAAAGTATTGTAAAGTTAAACGATGCTGATTGTAAAGTTATTGAACCTGAAACTGAAATGGCATACCAGACCAATACGGCACAAGTGTTAGAGTTCCGTCAGCCAAAACTGATTGATGATTCAGAACCTGCTGTACCACAAAAATGGCCTGATTATGTACCATTTGGTTTCTACAAAGATATGAAGAATATCATTAGTAGCAAATCATTTTATCCAATCTTTGTTACTGGCCTATCAGGCAACGGCAAGACCTTGATGGTCGAACAGGTGTGTGCGGAGTTGAATCGTGAGTGTATTCGTGTGAATATCTCAGTAGAAACCGATGAGAGTGACCTACTTGGTGGTCCTACATTGGTGAATGGTAATGTGGTCAATCGTGATGGCCCCGTTTTAATTGCTATGAAGCGTGGCGCAGTATTGTTGATTGACGAAGTAGACCGTGGTTCTAATAAGTTGATGTGTTTGCAGGGTATTCTTGAGGGTAAGAGTTATTATAATAAAAAAACGGGTGAGGTTGTTACACCTAAACCTGGATTTAATATAATTGCTACCGCAAATACTAAAGGCCAAGGCAGTGATGAAGGCAAGTATTTGGCTCAAATTTTGGATTCTGCATTTCTTGAAAGGTTCCCAATTACAGTTGAACAAGAATTTCCTGATATGAAAACAGAAAAGAAAATTCTTTCACCTTTAATTGACGATAAAGATTTTGTTGAAAACTTGTGTCAATGGGCAGATGTAATTCGTAAGAGTTATATGGAAGGTGCTGTTGATGAAGTTATTTCAACACGGCGTTTGGTTCATATTGCTAAAGCATTTACAATTTTTAAAGATAAAATGAAAGCCATCACTTTATGTGTTTCTCGATTCGATGAAGAAACCAAAATGAGTTTTCTCGACCTTTACAGTAAAGTTGATGCTTCGGTTGAAAGTCCAGCCAATACGGCATCAGTTGCAACGAATACTGAAATATCGGTATAAATTAGTGAAACTCTAGAAACACATAAATATCTTATGTGTTCTTGGAGAAAATAATGAAAATCTATAAACTGGTCAATAATGTAAATGGTGATTTCTATGTGGGAAAGACAACTCAATCGTTAAACAAAAGGTTGTCTAACCATAGAAACACCGCCAACCATGGTTCAACATACTATTTGCATAATGCAATGAGATACTATGGTTATAATAATTTTACTATTGAATTGATTGAAGAAGCATCAAATGAACAGGAACTAAATGAAAGAGAAATTCATTGGATATCTGAATTAAAACCAAAATACAATATGCATGAAGGTGGCCAAGGAGGTAGTTTACCTGGTCGTCCAGATATTGTTGGTGAAGCAAGAGAAAACTGGTTGGGTGGTTTTAACAGAAAAGGTAAAACACCTTGGAACAAAGGTAAAACAGGATTAGGTGGTTATAAATGGTCTCAACCTATGTCGGATGAGAAACGAAAACAAATTTCTGAATTTCAGAAACAAAATCGTGCTCAATGTATTCACTGTGGTATTGTTACCAATCCAGGAAATATTGGTAGATATCATAATGATAAGTGCAGTAAGAAATAAAGTGGTAAACAACCATATACTGGTTGCCATTTAATTGGTATACCTGTATAATG